GCTGGAGGCTGCACGATGAGCGCCGTGTTTGAGAGCATTCTGGACAAGCAGGACCAGCCGGTGCCGGTGGTGCTGAACGCAGAGGAAAGGGAGGCTCTGGAGTATGCGGCCAAGCGTTTGCGGCAGGAGCAGCAAGCGTCCTATGAAGACTTCGACTTCACGTCAGGCGACTTCACGTCAGGCGACTACGCAGCACGGCAAGCGCAAGCAATCGAATCCCTGCTGGCGCGGTCAGGCTCGCGGTAACTACCTACGCAGGAGTGCGGCTATTGAGTCCCCGCCGCCGCGCACACGGTTCAGGGCGTCACCAGAGATATTCAGGCCCCTGAACCGTGGCGCAAACCGGAGGGCAACGGCATCGGCAAGGTTGGGGGACTTGGCGCCATCCGGGGCCTTGTCAATCACGACCTTGCCAACCGTGTTCAGCTTGTAGGTCACCTGCGACAGCTCCACGGACAGCCGGGCCAGGTGCTTCAGGTCCGGGGAAATCGATATCAGTTCGTCCGGATCGTATTCCTTGCCGCCCTCCACTGCGTTGTAGGTCTTCTGGAACCGGATGCGCAGCGCCCACCACGACTGAGCCTTGTAGTTCAGGAAGAAGTCCCGGTTCTTTCGGCCCTTCACCATTTCGGCGTCTGGTTCGAATATCTCCCCTGAGCCCCGGTGAGGGCTGACCTTGATCTGGTGCCTCTTTGCCTCTTTACGCTGGGTGTTGATGACTGCAGCATCGCCCCGGACTGAAGATCCGATGCCGTCCGCGTCATACCGCAGTTCGCTGCATTCCCAGTCATCCAGCAGGGAAAATGCCTTGACGGCGGTCTGGAACGGGTCGGAGCCAACGCCTGACCATTCTTCAAGTTCTGACAGCAGAATGCCGTAGGCCATCGCCAGCGCGTTCTTGTCCACGCCCTCGTCGGCAACGTCCAGGGCTGCCATGCGGATGCCGCTGGGGGCAATGCCAAGCTTCGTGTGCGCACCGATAGCCGCCTGCACCCACTGGCTTGGGATCAGGACGCCTTCCACTGACGCCGAGTAGTTGATGTCGATTTCCTGAGCCACCGTCACCGGGTCCAGCTCGGCCACTTGCTTGGCGTACCAAGCATCATCCTTGCGCGGATCGTCGCGCCAGTGGAAGGTGAACACCGGGAACCGGCCGGAGTGCCTCTTCTGGGCGAACGGGTTGGCCATGCCGTTGGGAGTGCTTATGTCCTGCCGGCAGTTGGTGGTGGCCGACAGCGACGCGTCAATCAGTTGCGGGCGCTCCAAGAACGCGGCTTCGTCAATGAAGTAGACCCCGGACCTATCCCCCCTGCCTATGTTGTCGCCGGCCTCACCGGTCATGTACGACCCCGATTCCGGGAACAGGATGCGCATATGGGGAGCATGGGAGTTCACCTTCCAGCCTCCACGGAACTCGGCAGGCAGCATATCCAGGAACATTCTGGCCTTCCAGAACAGGGACTTTGGGCTGCCGATCTTGTCGACGTATTCCTCTTTGCGGGAGCCGAACCCGACCACCAGCCCGTTGATGGACAGGCAGAGCGAACTGGAAACGGCCACGGTCAGCCAGGACATGCCCATGTCGCGGGTCTTTTCCGTGATGCCAGGCTCCTGATTCTGCCAGCGCTCCATGAACCAGTGGACCCATTCCTCCGGCCTTGGGAACAGCATGAACGGGATGGCTGCGGGTAGTCCGCGCTCGATGTTGCGTGGGTCGAAGGTCATACCCCAATCGATTATGAACTGGGCCGGATCTTGCCGGTAGTAGGCTTTCAGCGCGGGGATGGTCTGAGGGTTGGCCCTGATGCGCTGCAGCCTCTCAAGCCGCCAGAGCATGACAGCCTTGTAGTCAGGCTTGCGGAAGTCGAACGGGAAAGGGATGGGCATGGTCAGCCCATCAGGGTCTTGTACAGCTTGGCCACATCATCAGCAGGAAGATCGGCGGCACTGGCTACCACGGCGGCAATCGTGACCGGTGGCGTCCCGGGCTCCCCGCCTTGAACCTTCCGAGTGTTGGTGTACGCACCTCCAACCTCCTTTGCCGCCTGCTCCAACAACTGGCTGGCCATCGGCATATTGCCCTTCTCGCAGGCCTTGGCGTGCATGGCGGCGAGGGACTTCAGGCGGAAGGTCTGGTTGGCAATGGGGATGTTGTCAATATCGGTGCGGAACCGTTCCCGGCATTCATGGAAGTACTCAGTCAGCTGCTTGGACAAGTCCTTGCCTTGCGACTTAGTGGGATCGTACCGGGCCACATTCTGCCGGATCAGGTCAATGCCGAACTCTTCCTTGACGAGCTTGCACACCTCTGTGGGTGTCTCGAAACACGCCAGGGAGTGCACAATGAATCGTTTTACGTTTACCGATAGGGCTGCCATGGCCGAATTGTAAGCGGGAGTCTATGGAAATCAAGCCATTTGACGCGCCATGCACGTCCCGCAAGCTTTCGCAATACTTGCGCCAGATATTTCTGGCCCACGGCTTGCCGCCTGAACCAGCTGGGACACGGCGCCATCAGGTTCCCCAGCACCATATCTGCGCACCACTCCAATGAATTCCTCAACGTCATGACCCCGGATAGCTAGCTTCGGTTCTCCGGTGTCGCGGCTGAACTTGGGCGTCCCGAACTCGTCCAGTTGATGCCCGATGTGGTAAAGCTCATGCTCCACCAGGGCGCACAACTCGGACTCGGTGCACGTCTGGCAGTATTGGGCGTCGAGGGTAATCAGGAAGTCCGGGGCTCCATCCGGGAACCAGTCGGCAAGCTGCTGTTCTGCCCTGGCGCGCTGCCAGCCGTTGCCGCGTGAGGCAAGGCGCAGATCCTCTGTTTGGCCAAGGACAGCGCGGCCCTGCTTGGCATAGCCGCTGGAGGCCCACAGGAAGCCGATTCTGGCATCCAGCAGGTGGGTGTGGTCTGGGTTGTGCAGAGGGGCGTCACCGCGAATGAACATGGCAACAGCCCATTCCAGCAGTTCCGGGGAAGGGGCGAATATGGTGGCGAACCGGCTTTCGGTTATCGCTGCCGGCGCCTTGGGCCTTGTAGACTCCGGTTCACTGGGCGCAGACTTCTTGGCCATAGGTCAGCGGCACAGGACTTCAGCCAGCTCCGGGCTTAATGTTTCGCCTTCTGGCAGTTTCACGCCTCGGCCTTGAGCGCCGGAATCGGTCCAGGGCCCGTCCGCCTGAACATCGATGCAGGCGTAGTCCAGGCCTTGCAGGATGCTCTCGGTAGACTGACAACCCGTAAGCAGCAGCAAACTGGCCACGATGATTGTTTTCATGCGTTGCTCCTCAATTGTGCAAATTCTGCCAGCGTATATTCGTTGGCCAGTTTCGGCAAAGCGTAGATTTTGACGCCTTCGCCCTGCTTCTGGTCGGCAGTGTTGGTTGCTTTGCGCACATACCAGCCCCGGAATGCCAGCAGGGCTTTCTTACTGGCCCGTGTTGCTGGGTTGCCTTGTATGGCAAGGTCAAGCTCCCGGTCTATGGTGTCGTTATCCTCAGTGCCGATTACGCCAATGTCGATGGCTTCATGCAGCGCGTCATGGATGCAGCTTTGGGCCATGATCCAATCAAAGTCAGGGAATCGGTTTGCCCCGTTCCATGCGTAGCGGTCTTCGACCAGAAGCCACCATTCCCCATTTACGCTCAGGATGGAAAACCATGCACCCACATACTCAATTATGCTGCTGTACTGGCATTGGAGCTTGTAGGCAAAGCCGCCTTCAACTCTGTATTTCCAGCCTTTCGAGTAGCGCATCAGCCAGCTCTCATGCGATCTGAAAGCGTCTTGGCCCTCTGGCCCACCTGAACAGCCCAATTGCTGGCCAGCATTTCGTGTGCGGCCTTGTCGTAGTCTCTGGCAGCAAGATGCCTCCACATCTTCTCAAACTCGTTGAGCGTAGGCGCGCCCATGTTAAACATCATTTCAATCAGCACATTCTGCCGTACATCGCTGTGGAGGCGCCAGCTTGGGCGGATGCGGTCCAGTTCCTTGATGCAATCCTCGATATCGTCAGCCAGAATTTGCTTGATGGCAGCGTCAGATATCGGGCGCTCCAAATTGTGGCCTACGCCGACAGTCGGCTTGCCAGCAGTGCAGGTGTATACCGTTGTGCGGTAGCCTTCGTGCTGGATCAGCGATTCAACAAGGTCAGGCATGTTCATCAGCCTTTCCGCGCTGTCATTATGGCCCTGAACGCAATGTTGAGGATTGTGACCACCACACCGAGCGCGCCGATCACCTGAATGATCTCGATCCACGTCAGGACGCCAACGCCGTGAGTAGCCAGCCAATCCCCAGCGGGCAATGACGGGGCCATCTTGTCACCAGCAGCAGCAGCAGTTCCCCCGACCAGCAGAGTCGTGTCCTGTATCTTGTGGTCCCGAAAATTCAGCAGCTCGAAAAACTCAGCGATTCTCACGACATTTTGCCCTCAAAGCCTTGTACCAGCCCCTTATCTTCAGCGCGAGCATGTAAACCCCAAGACCGAACTGCAAGCCTATCAGGATCAAAAGACCATAGTCGTGCACGGATCGGGCGATTATCGGCAAATTTTCCATTTAACCAATTCCCCGCCAAACATGCCATTGCGATCAGATTAACAGATTCCAGCAACGCGAGCCGCAGGTGCAGGATGGCTTCGATGCGCAATCCGGCGCCGAGGCAAAGTGCCATCAGTGCCAGCTCGCAGAGAGCAGCGCCGATTATCCAAGCCGTAAGGTCAAGGGAGAGGTAAAGGGCGATTTGAACGAAGCTGCAAGTACTTAGGATTGCAACGTAGGTACCGAACGGAATTTGCAGGTCAACGTCGAACGAGAAGGGCAGCGCGGTACTCATGTAGACAAGGCCGAAGTAGGCGATTGCAAGCCTCGACTGCCGTTTGCCACCGCACACCAGGGCAACGACCAGCAGCCCGATCAGGGCAACCAGATTAGCCATCAGGGGCAACCGCCGCTGCCGGGACCGCCGCCCATAGTCTGGACAATGCCGGACAGCTCCTTGACTGCTGCCGGATCGGGGCTTTCGCAGTCGCACGCCTTGGCCAACTCAAATGCTCGGGGCGGGAGTCTGTTCATCAGCCGAGCAAATGCTCTCAGTTGTGCGCCAGACAGCTCCTGCAAGTCCTCAGGGGTGCCTGTGCGAACGCTGGTGAGGGCTGTTCCATCTTTGAGTGTTAGGACGTCAACGGCTGATACGGTTCGGGACATAGTGCCTCCAGTGTGGATAAGTGCCTGTCTTTCCGGGCTGTCAGGCACTCGTAAAGTGCGCCTACCACCCTCCATACTGCCCTGGGAGGGTCGGGTTTTGCAGGGCCGGTGCTGAAGTTCAGCCGTCTTGTTGGCTTCCGGCAAGCCCATGCTTTGCGCAAGCATCGCATTCCTACAAAATCAAATCAGGGTTTCACCCCATTGCTTTCCATTGTGCCAGCGCGCTTGTAGATTGGCAATCTGCCTTCAAGATCTTGGCGAAAATCCCCTGAACCAATCCTCCGGGCTGGCCTGCATGACTACCTCGGTGCCGTCATCGGCCACAAATTTCCACGTTTCGCGCCTGCCGGGACGGATGTGCAGGATCGTCCAGGTGTCCGGCTCCACGTCGATGATCCGGTGCATGGTCTCAGGCCATATCTCATTGGTGTCGCCGGCAGACAGGTAGCGGATACGGTCGCGCTCTCCGGTGTTGGGCGCGCCGACAGGGCGAAGCTGCTCGGTGTACCGGCCGCACAGAATCATGCTGGTGCCGTGCCAGGGGTGAGTGTGGACGTGGCGCTCGCTGTCGGCCCTCAGGAAGCGATGCAGCCAGCACTGGCCACTCTTGTCCTCTCCCACGAAGTACCTCTGCAGGTATGGCTGGCCGTTGACCGGAATTTCCTTCATTGGCATTCCGGCCGTGGCGCGCATCAATTCATCGTGTGTCACATCCCGCCCCCAAACAAAAACGCCATCCACACAACCAGGGCGATATAGGCAGCGACGAACAGGCCGGCAGCGAGGATGCAGGTCCAGTATTTGAGGCTCATGATTTCGCCCCGTGTTCTCTGGCTGCGGTCGTGGCGCCAGGCGTTTTGGCCGCCGTGATGGTATATTCCAGCGTTCCGTCAGCCAGCCTTATTTCAACAGGCTTGCCGAAAGCTATGCAGTGCTCGGCAACTGCTACAAGCGCATCAACAGTTACGTCTTGCCTGCCTGATGACCACGTTTTCCCATCTTTCAGGATAGTTCCTGCATAAATGGTGTTTGAAAGCGGGCTTACCGCCACACGAATGCGTTTGTAAATTCCACCTTTGCTCATGCCTTGACCCTCGCCTTTTCCAGTGCTGCCTTGATGGCTTTCCAAATGACCTTGGTATCATCGGCAATCGAAATGCCGCGATTTTCATAGTCAGGCCCTTCCGGCCAATACTCTGTCCATGACTTGTCCACGGCTTCCAGCGCCTCGGCAAGCTCCGTGATCAGGGTGTCGCAGTCTGCAATTGCATTCCTCAAGTCATTTTCTGGAGCGCACATCAGCGCCCCTCTTACCTCTTTGCTCATCCCATACTTGCTCATTGCTCGCCTCGCTGCATTTCAGCTTCAATCTGTTTGTCGATGTTTCGCAACGCCGCAGCCGCATCTCGCTCGATGGCGTTCCTTGCAGCCTTCAAGGCCAAAAGTCTAGTGCTGTACAGATGGCGCGATTTTTGCGAATCGGTTTTTGTCGTTGATCCAAAACTGTGGCCGCTGGCTGACGAACAACATGGCTCCACTTGGTAGTCGCCACGGCTTCCGGCATAGTCGTAGCCAACCGATAATGGCTTGAAGCATTCAGCGGGAGGCACGTCTTTTTTAACAGCCTCAGTTTTGTGAAGCGCTGCCCACATCAACGCTTCTTCCAGTGCATCCTTAATTTCCTGAACTGCGGCCTTTTCTGCTTTGGTCATGCTCATTACTTGGACTCCTTGGAAAGCTCGGTGATGCGTGATTTGAGGCGCTCAATTTCTTCCTTCTGGCGCTCGATAATGCGCCACGGGGACAACTCCGCCTGCTTATTCCAGCGTTCCTCTGATTTGGCCTTTCTGGCAGCCACTGCGTCAGGGTGATGTGTCTTGCAGTATCCGTCTTTTGACGCTGCTCGCGTGCATTGATGGGCGCGAGGAAAGGCCATGCCCGATGGAAAGACCCGTTCCTTGCACTTTTCTGCATTGCTCATACTCTCTCCTTTGCCCGTGGGGGCGGTTACTTGCAGCGGCGGGCCAAAATGCGGCGCTTCTTCTGGCTGCGCGGGCGCATGAACGGGCCGGGGCGCTGGCGCTGGAAGAAGCGGCTGTAGTCGATGTATCCGGCGTCATTGAATGGGAACATGTTTCGTATCTCCAGAACGATTGGGTTGGTATAAGGGGTTTCAACGAACACTCATTCCTCTCCTTGCCTTGGTGGTGCTGAACGTGTTCGGGTCGGGTACTTTGTGGCCACGGCGAAGCAGGGCCCAGCCGTCATGGGTGTCGCGTGGGTTCAGGTAGCCGGCAATGATTTGCTTCATGCGCGTGTCCTTGTTCGGTAGTAAAGCCAGTCCCGCTTCGTTTCGTTGGGAATGCAGGCGAACAGCTCGAAAATCTCCCGGTCTTTCAGGCCATCGTGTTCCTTCAGGTCGCGCAGGAACTCAACCACCGCGAAGGTGAACCGCGCTTTGCCGTGCGCGATTCCCTCCGGGGCTCCGATCGGGATTCCCTTAGCCATCAGTGCCAGCAGTATTGGTTGGCATCAGCGGCACATCATGGCCTTGTGCCACGACAAGTGACTCGTATATCTCAAGGGCTTTTTCTGGTGTGTGGCAGCAGTAAAACATCACGGCAACCACCTCATGCTCCCACCATGAGGTGCCTGTGGTGACCTCGACTTTACC